AACCATTAGCAGAGGTCGTACCGGCACCGGAGTTGACAGGAGCCATTTCGGTGGAAACCCAACGAACACCATTCAAGGCACCGAACTCGCCCGGCATGGTCTGGGTGTAACCACCGTATGTCTCAACGCTCTTAAAGCCAGTCAGAGCGCGAATATCCTCCTCGACATCGGAATGACAGATACCGATATAAGAATTACGCACGGGAGTCGTACCGACATTCTGAGAACCGAAACCAAGCGGCATGAACTTCATGGCCGACTCACGGTTCAACTGATTGACGATATATTTCCCATCACTGACAGTAAAAGCAGAGACCGTCACGGCATCACTGTCGACACCTGCGGAATAACGTGTATTCGTGCCAGCATCAAAAACGGTTGCCATCAGTGTATTCAGCGACTCACCTGCGTTCGCACCCAGGACATCCATGATTGCCAAGGAATCGGAATTGACGTTGATAAGGTCAAGTTCCTCAGTCGTGGTGATCAGGTTGCCGTATTTCTGCACGGCCACGGTCACGTCAGTGATCGTTGCCTGCACGGAACTACGGCCCTGTCCGTAGGACGAAGTAGCAACTTCCGCCAGAGGTGTGGTCGCAGTAGCGAGGTTATTCACCCGACGCCATTTGACCGATGCGGACCCCTGTTTCTTTTCCAGGGTTCCTGGGAGTGTGCCGTTAAAGTACGGCAGGACTTTTCGAGCTGCCTTGAGCAATTCCGTCATCAGTACGTAATTGACTGGTGCGGTAAAATTGCTTTGCAGGGTAGTGTTTGTAAGTGCCATTGCAACATACCTCTATGAGTGTTGCATGGCTTCTTGGTTTAGAACTGACTGCCCTTTATCTTGTTGATCTGAGCATTCCATTCCGCCGAGTTAGGATCAAGCCCTTCAAAGGGATCTCCTGATTCCTTACTGGCTGTCGAAGCCATGCTTTGTTGAGACTTATGCACGGCACGTCGATTTTCCTCGATCTGTGGATCGACCTTGACCTTGAATTTATCAACCACGGTATTCGAGAAAGCATCCAGAGCCCTGTCCCAAGCAGCCGGGTTTTTAACACGATTTTCCCATAGCTTCTTGAAACGCGGGTCTTTGTAGGCTTGCGCGTTTAACATGGCATCAAGGACATCACGATCAACGTCCTCCACTTTCTTGGCAATTTTATCGACGGCCTTGCCGATGTCGGCGCTAGTCTGCTGCTCATATTGCGTCTGCTGAAATTCAGTCAGTTGGCTCTTAACAGCGGTGAGTTCACCGTATAATGCTTTGGTTGCCTGTTGTGCTTGATGTGCCCTGTAACCTTCCGGGTCCATAATCGGATCGGGGGTGGGCAAATCAACAACAGGAGCCTCTGCTTTCTGCTGCGGTTGTGCAGTAAATTCTTCCGCTTCCTCGGACACATTGAGGTCTTTGTAGAGATCCTCTAAGGTCTGAGATTCGCTTTGAGATTCAACAGCTTCATCAGTCTGTTGGGTTGTTTCCTCTGTCATTTTCTACCTCTCTAAAAATGATATTAAAAAATAGACATGCACGGTCGAACCCTATACGTTCATAAGATGCGGCCATCCATTCATTCGTGTTGTCTTTCTTGTGGTTATATAAAGGAATGGAAAGTGAGTTTTTCCTGTATTCCTCTATTTTCTTTTCAATCATCTGAAAGAATGCATTACCATGTTGCTCCAACAGGTAATCGTCAATAATAGATTTGTCAGTCATCGGTTATCGCCATTAATATTACAAATAGTGCTTCTTCATCATCGTGCATTTGCGCGAGACGTTCTTGTTCCATAAGTTCCTTGATCTTTTCCTCAAGGACTTTTATCTGAACTCTTAAAGCCAGTTCCTGCTTTAACAGAGGGTGGCTAATCTTTCGTAAGAATCCAGCCTTGTCTTTGATCTCTAAAAGGACTTCTCTGAGTCGTTCTTCCTTTGCTACTAATAGAGCTTCTTCTTCTTTACGTTCTTTCCTGACTTCACGAAAAGGTAATGCGAAAGGACGGACACGACCACCGGCGGTGCCGGTTGGTACTTCTTCAATAACTTCCGAGCCCGGTCCGAAATACGTTGGACCAAAATAACTGGTGCCAAAATAACTCGGACCAAACATCAGCTACCGTCCATCGTCACCGATGAGCGATTACCGTGATCGTCTGTGGTCGATGTGACACGGGGTTTGGTATCCATGATGGAACGAAATACCGGAGAGTTGACATCAAGACCAGACGCCTTTCCACAAAGCACCGCTGCCATGATGCGCATCATTTCCTCGGCGGTCATCGTGCCCTCTAATACTTCATCCCATACTAATGATGTTGTATCATCAAGCGTTAACGTACTGTTTGAAACGCCTGTGACATCACCGGAAATATCGTATTCAAGCGATAAATGATTACCGCTTGGCAAATTGGTAATAGAGGATATGTCCAACGTATTGTGGTAATAACCGCTGCCAAGATCCGTTAATGTAAGGCTTTTTTGCGTCCAACCGCTCGTCTTGAATGTATCATCGTTAAAATCGAGATACGAGTTAGTGGTATTGCCATCTCTAATCTGTACTATGACGGTCAGTCCTGAAACGCCACCAGTATTGTCAATAGCGATCCATAATGGAGCAGCCGTTTCGTCTCTCCTGATTATCATTTGCTCACCTGCGTAAAAATGCGCACCAGACGCCTCCGGTTGTGCTCCAGATGTGATCGTTGCTGTGTAAGTTGTTAATACTAATGCATCCGTTGTTGTGGTAATATTATTCGCTGCATTAATTGTGGCCTGATATGTCGTTAAAATTAAATCTTGATTTTTTGCCTGGACATTTCTATTTAACTTGATGCTCGATGGGTAGACAGTTAAAACAAGACTATCAACTCCCGCCTGGACATCAAGATCCAGTGCAATATCCGCTGAATACGTTGTGAGCGTCAGTGCATCGACATTCGTTGTTATGTTTAATGCGGCATTTACGGTTGCCGGATATTCCGTCAATGTCAGATTCGCGACATTTGCCAGAATTTCATTGTTCGGATTCGCGCCACTGACATTCGCTTGATAGGTCGTTAACGTCAATGCATCCGTGTTGCAAGTAATATTTTTATGTAATGAAATTACCGCCGCATTTTCACTTAAAGTCAGGTTTGCTGTCGTCGCCAGTATATTCGTTGCGGCGTTGATGTTTGCTTGATACGTTGTCAGTGTCAATGCGTCTGTATTGGCAGAGATATTTTTTGCCGCATTCACCGTTGCAGCATACTCGGTCAATGTCAGTGCATCGGTATTTGCCGCAACATCAATATGAAGACTTATTGTCGCGCTATAGGTTGTCATGCTAAGCGAATCTACATTCGCTTGAATGTTGTTAGCGGCGTTGACTATCGCATCATGTTCTACCAGCAGCAAGGCGTCAGTCGTACAATTGACATTTGTACCGGCACTGACTATTAATTGCGGCGTAACGGTATAAGTAGTAAGGGCGGTGCCATTACTCGTTACCCTGAATTGATAGGCCACATCCCTTGCCGCATCAACCACCTTAAAACACCATTCCAGCTCAGTATAGTCATCCAGCGTTATATCGATAGTATCAGCGGGATTTTCATCATCCTGAATCCGTCCTGCGTCAAAATCAGCAGTACTTTTAGTCGCCGGGGCCGTCAGTTGGACCGTGGTATTTTCACCACTGGCAATGATATTGGCCGATGCCGAAAGAACAAACGCCTCTGCGCGATGTAATGTGACTGCACCAGATCCGTATTCGGCTGAACCATTGGTGACGACAATCACATAACGGGTGCCCGGTCCTAACGTGTTTAAGTTGGTTTCTTCGGTTGAATTAAGGCCGGTTAGATCAAGATTAATACTTGTATCGGACCAGGTGTTAATGCCGTTGGCGATTTCAACCTCATTTATCGAGCCCGCCAGCGTATCGGCATCGGAGATATATACTGTGCCGGTTCCTTGTGTAGCGCCGAAGGCTTCCCCGGAAACAGTAATGCTGGATTCGTCCATATCAAATGTGGAAGGTGTAACACTGTTAATGCCAGCTTGAAGGCCACGAATACCAAATTGAAATCCTGATCCACCATCCGATACATTAAGACTGAAAGTGCAATTCCCAGTGGCTCCAGCCGTAGACATCGTTTTAGTTGCAATACAACCAGAACAATTGCCTGATCCAGTGCCAGCTTGAATTTCAAAATCTTCCGTCCAGCCTGTGCCGCTTACCGTGAATGGATAAGTATCGCCACCATCACCAGCAAGTATTGCACGCGCTATACAATCATCTATTGTGGTGGTAACACCTGTCACGGCATGTGATGAGGCACTAGAGCCGTTATAGTCTGAACCTGTGACATCAATCGGTGTAGTGGTATCGATATTTTCCCATATTTCGATTCGCCCCCATGTATCCATTGAGGACTGAGCATTAGAGGCGATACCTGTACCGCCTTCCGTGCCATCTGATAATTTCCAAAAAACTGCGGTATGCACATCCGAACTAGAATTTCCGGTTTCATTAATCATTGTGAAACCGGACGGCTTTAGCGTTGTATTATTCCATTGGGCGGTCGTTGTATTATCATCGTTACCAACATAATAGACGATTAAATCATTACTGGCAGGAGCGGAAGCACCACTTGGACATGTTACCGTTACGCCTGTTCCCGGCACTGCTGTATTAGACGCCGTTGCCGCGCCACTGTTTTTGATATTAGGTAATGACATCAGCTTATTGGGATCTTACGCCATTCAGAAGCCCCATCGCTGGCTTCTTTCATCTTCAACCTTCTTCTCGCTTTCCTCATTACTCTTTCCGTTACCCTCGTTCCTGGCATTTTCAAGGTCAAGCTCGAACTGCTGCTGAATGTCGAAAAGCCTCTCTGCATCTGCCAGTTTACTCAGCTTCTCATCAATCCTGGACTCTCTTGAGGTAAGCTGGTTCTGTTCTTCCATGACCTTGATCTGCTGTTGCAAGCCTTCAACTTTGGCTCTCCAACGTGCATCATCAATCTCATTGATCGTGACTTTAACCTCTAACTCTTGTATTTGTTGTTGGGCTTCATCTATGAGTTGTTGGGCTTGTTCCTGGATTTGCTGAATTTTTAATGCTGATGGATCATCAGGATTTTTCAAAAAACTTTCTGGATTCTTTTGTCCTGCGTCCATATACATCGTTTTTAGAATAGTATTGGGTTCTAAAAGCGGTGCAAACAGCTCATTGGTCGAAGCAAAAGAAGTGACCATCGTGGTTTTCTCTGCCCGTTCTTCTTCGCCTAGAATCCCTTTAGAGCCGACGACCTCGAAATGAACATTTCTGGGAAGTTCGTTCTTGGACTTCCTGTTAAAGTCCTGCGCATCCATTTCCGGGTTGTAATAACTGTAATTCTTGAGATTCTTTTTGTTGATCTCATGCTGCATGTAAAGAAAAGCGCGAAGATTGTCCTCGAACTTGTCTATGAAGTCGATAGTCCTTATCTCGCCACCCTGGGCGTCCTTGCGGACTTCAAAGGCGGTTTTCTCTCCCCTATCGGAAGTTCCACCGGCTCTGGGAGGATTAACACTCGTCCCGAGGTTGATCTGTCTTATCGCGAATTGCATTCCTTCAAAAGCGGCTTTGGGATCAGGAACCGTCCAGAAACTTACTGCGTCCTGTGGATTTCTTGTAGCCCCATTCTTTGCCCCTGGCGCGTAATCAGGCTCACCACCTGGGAATTCCTTGGTATCATAACTCATCGGTGGACGATTATTCAGATCCACCGCATCAAGGAATCCGTTTGCATTTGTAGAACCGACTTTCTGTGTTGGAGACTGCTTAATCAGTGGAGAAGTATAGTAAGGATCTCTGATGTCCATCCGCTCATAACCACCATAAATAATGGGCGCGAAGGGAAGGTTTATTTCTTTGTGATAAATAATAATGCCATTAGCGAGAATAGTCTTGGTATTGGGAAGAATAATCGTTCCATCCTGGCGTTCAAACTCAAGATCCCCGTAATACTTCATGATCTCAATATCGGTCGTATCCCGAACATCTTCTTTTCGTTTCTTGGGGATGTGTCTGAACTGAGATCGCATCCAACCCAGTCCGACCATCATATCCTTAACCTTTGCTAAAGGCATATATTCAATGATGATCATGGAACCACGATAGAACTGATCCATGCCGATAATCGAGGCCGACATATCAGGAAAGCAATTCCACATCGAATGGGGCTGCCAGACAGGCGCTGAAATGTTTTCTATGCCGCTATTTCCGTCAATCTTGGTCGCGTCATATTCAATACATTCCGCCACATAAGACCCGTGATGGAAGGCTTCCTTGACGGAAAGGTCGATTCTATTCTTGAAATTAAAGTCCCGGTGCTGTTGGGTCATCAACGCCCTCAAATCACCATCGACAAACTTCTGTTCTTTCGGATCTTGTACCGGGCCTTGCTCATTGACTTGTGGAGGGAGTTCTACATGGCATTCAAGCCAGAAACGGCTATTTGGGAATACTAAACGGCGAAAATCAGCGCTCAAGACCTCTGAGGCGACGGAAAGTTCACCCAATTCGATGTTATTGTGCCAATCCTGCGGGTTTTTGTCGTTATATCGCGCGGTATCGGCTTCCATCGCGACTTGGCGGTCAACTTCCTTCCACTGACGCTCATGTCTTGAGCGCCATTTATTGTCTGCGCGTCTTTTATGCTCCTGTTTGATCGTTTCCTGGGCTTTTTCCCAATCTTTACGGGTAATTTTGCGTTTCTTGATGTCTACCAATTACTTAATCCCGCGACATGCTTCGGTTTTTGACGGATTCGAGGTTGAATAATGGCAAAACGTAGAGATTGAACGGCATAGCGTGAGGCAGACATCAGATCGTCGCGTAATTTCACGATTTGCCCGTCCTTTCGGTGATACATGCGTTTTTCCTCGAACCATGACTTACAGGTACTGAAAACCTTGAACCGGCCTGTCTCCATGCGGTTCAACATTTCCATCACACCGACTTCGACTCCCTGGCCACCTTGTCCTTCGTCCTGTCCCGGAGAAGGGGGGTTTGAAAAACAGTCCATCCACATATTCATGTGGTAATCGTCACGATATAAGGAGGCTAGAGGCTTTCCAGATTGCTTGTCCTTCATCATGCCGTCATGCGGCCAGACTATTGGAATCCACTGACCCCAACGATTAATGGCGTCGGCATGAACCGCCATCAAAGCTCTTTCTTCACGATACTCATTGTAAACGTAGACAGTATCGGTATCACGATCCCACGCTATCGCCACGCCTGCAAAGGGATGGTCCCATCCAAAATCCACTCCATTTAACCGTGGCCAGTGATAAAGAATCTCAATGGGATCGACTATAATGTCTTCATCGAGAACAGGAAAGACAAGACCGGAGCCCATCTTTGGAACACCTTTGGTACGCATTTCCTGTTCGTGCTTGGGAATCGTCTTTAGATGTTCTGCCTGACGTTCCTTGGTCATATGAGGCGCATCGTCCCAGGTTGCCTCGACGATAGCTTGAGTGTCTTTCAGATCATTGACAAATCCGTGGACGACTTCCGTTACCCCGTCTTCCGGGGTGAAGGTCAGCATCAAGATCCCGTTAGTCGAAAATACAGCCCTCAGATACTGCGACCAAATCTCGGCGGGGGGTTCTTCATCCGGCCATAGAACCTCGAACTTGAGGCCCATGTGTTTCTTGGCGCCTTGTTCGTAGGCTCTGAAAGAAACTTTCGACCATCCTCCGGTTCTGTGTTTTACCAGACAAGACTCGTAGGCATTCATGACACCAGGTTTTCTATACTTCTCACCGATGCAATCTATCGGGATTGTTCCTGTGCCTATCGCGTCGGGATCTTTACAATCTCCAAAAAGCTCTGACTGGCCAAGATCCCTGACAGTCTCATTGGTGTTAGAGCCTACTAGGGCTCGGACAGGAAATTTAAAAATATGACCTTCCCACCAATCAGGATATTGACCTGTTAAGTGATAGGCCATTTCCATGGCCCCGCAAAAGGTCTTTCCCACCTGGTTGGCGGCCATCAAGGCTCTTTGAGTAGCAAGGACACCTTGTGGATCTGACGGGATTGACGCTCCTTTTTCCTTACGTCTGGCGTGATGAAAAGATTTTTGGAAACCGTAAGGCTTGTAATATTCTATCCGGTGGGTCTTACGTCTTTTCTCTATGTGCTGTAAGAGACGTGTGGCTTCCTCAATTGCCGACAATTTCAAGCTCCGGCAAGGGGAAGATAAACTTTACACCTTTATCTAATAGGCGTCTCTCACGTTCCAAAAATTCTTTCTTGAACGCCCAAGGTAAGACAAGATAATAATCTGGCGGATCTTCGCGGGAAGCCATTTCAGAAACGATTGGGATTCTGGTCCCTGGCGTGACTTTACCTACCTTTTCAGGATTACGATCAACAGCCCATCTTATTTCATCGGTAACACCGATAAACTGCAATAAGGTGTTTCCTTTCGTGGAAGCACCATAAATGTCTATGACCTGATTGTTTTCCTTCAACATCCTTAATTCAAATTGAAGATTCTTTCTCGCCTTAAAAGCATTCAATTTGAACGACTCGAAGTCAAACATCCATTCACTTTTGATGATATCTTTAACGCTTTCTTTAACAGGTCTGACACTTTTATCGGCCCAAACCTGTAATGAACCGCCATTGATATCATTAAGCTCTGCATGAAAGACTGAGAATCCGGCTTCGGTTAAGATATTTCTTAACTGATGAAGCCCGTAATATTCAAGATGTTCATGACACACACCATCCCATGCGCCTGCTAGAAGCGACCCAAGATAACCAACCTCGATAATCAGTATTCCATCTTTATCAAGGATATCATAAAAATCTTTGGCAACATCAACAGGGCTTGGCAAGTCATAGAACATCGCAATCGCGGTAATGACTTTAGCCTGATCGCTTACTGTCCTTCTGTAAGAACCATAATTAAAGAAGTCATTGACGATACGAAAACCATCTGCCTGTTTAGCTATCGGATCAAATCCGACACGGATAAACTTATCTGGCCAGAAACTAAGCAACGTTCCGTCATTACATCCTATATCGAGAACAACATCAGAGCGTAAGTTCAAATTAACTTCCGTGCTTGCTCTATCAACAATATCCTTCAAGTGGTCCCTCATGGTATGAGTAGTTCCACTTCGATAGCCGTAACCGTAATGATACAGATGTTTTGGGTCTACGGTTTGGGCTAACTGCACCAGTCCACAGTCTTCACAATGTACTAACGTCAGTGGGACTTTGGGTGGATCGGGTTCTCCAGCTTTGGGGAACTGTCCACTCAGATAATGGCCTCCGAAGTCGAGCAGGATTTTGAGCTGGCCTTCACAGATTCGGCAATGGTCTTGCGTAAGGTATTGACATCCAGATTCTGTTTCCAGTGATTGAAACATGCTTCGTCCTCGTAATGATAGTTTTTGCCGTTGAACTCACGAATATAGATTTCATCGCGGGGGGCTTTACCGTTAGACCAGTGACAGTGTTCTAAAATCACGTCTTCACGGTAACGCAGTAAATCAAGTTCCTTACCGATGTGGTCCCAAACCGTATCTGTAAAGAGATGGGTCAAACAAGGTAGCGTCCAGTAACCGACTGCCCTTAACAACTTTCCACCAATGACGGGATGGGTGGCCATGCCTTCCTGGAGTAAATCGTTAGGATAAGCAATCTCCCAATCTCCAGCCGTATAAGCTAACTCCATATCCCAATGTTCCGTTCTTGGAATGGTATCGTCACCGATAAAAGAATAAAAAGGCTCATCAGGGAACTCTTTGAACGTCTCTCTCATGGCTCCACCCATCTTCACCTGTTTTCCGATACAGGTAATCCAGGTTTCAGGGAAGACAAGTTTCAGATAATCATTCAACTTGGGGTCGTTCTCATCCAAGCGAATCAACATCTTCACATAGGCATGAGTCTTGTCGTATGCATCAATCAGGCGTTGAAGATTATGGGGACGGCTTCTCGAAGGACATAAAAACATCAGTGAATAATGTCCTTATCAGGAAGAATCAGATTCTTGTGCTGTGAGATGACTTTCTGGACGTTCTTGCGCCAGATCGCGCCATTGGAGGATTTTGGGCCTTCGGAGTGAAGCCCTCGCCGGTTAATGAAAAATATCCTGTCCGACTTGATACAGGAATAGCTTTTCCACAATCTCAGGTAATATTCAAAGTCTTCACCGGCGTCCATGTTAGTGTCAAACGGGTTATCAAGAGCGATCTCAGTCCTGACAAAGTGCCCCATCTGTAACGTTAGGTAAGGGTCGTAGTTGAGAACGTCAGTGATCGAATCCACAGGGACTTGCTCTACCCGTCTCCTGGCGAAATTCTCTCCTGGCTTGACATCGTAAATCTGGCCCCATACCGCATCATAATCCACATAGTCTTCCATGGCTTCAAAGGCATGTTCCAACATGAGATCGTCGGCGTCAAGAAAAAATATCCAGTTGGCGCCGGCTTCCTGGGCTTCGAGGACACCCATGTTCCTTGAAAGCGAGCGTCCAAATTCTCCGTCTGGGTCTTCCATGCGAATGAATTGAACGTCATCGAACGGACCTTGGGAGTGGGCACAGGCTTGAGCAACAGACCCTAGAGCTTCTTTAGCAAGTTCTGTGTGGCCGGGACCGACAGGGGTGATGACGGCGAGTTTCATAGGGTGATCACGCCAAGCTGATATGAGCCATCGGAAAAGGGATGTGGAGAATATTTCCAGGCTAATGAGACATATTCATGGAAAGGATCATAAGACTTTCCGAAAGGATCTTGATGATACAAAATCTGTACTTTGTGTCCTGGCGGGACTACTTCTCTGGCGTTATCAATAACAACCTTTAATGTTTCATCGAATGCATTGCCTTTTAAATCTTCACTCAGTAAAACCATATTTCCATAAGACTTAGAAGGATCAAAGACAAAATCTTTGATTTCACTTGCTTCATAAATTTCTTTCGGAATTTCCGCCAATTTCAAAGTAAACGGGAAACTTGCAATGGCGGAACCTGCGGCGAAGGTTTTGATAAAATCGCGTCTGTTCATAGCTTCATCCAGTGGGCTTTTTCAAGGATCATGTATTCTTTGCCTGAAATCTCCTGGGTGGCTCTGGGTACGAGTCTTAATTTCCTCACGATTTCCACCATCTGGGAGTCGGTTTTGTCATAAATCAAGATGGACTCACCCAGTTTTTCGGCGAGATACACCCTGTTTTCGGGGTTGCGCGGTCTTCCAGCCATCTAAGCTCCTATGGATGTTCACAGATTTGTACCAGGGACAGACCCTCCCGAAAGACCAGTCCAAGCGGTCCTGAGTGTCCTCAAAGCCCTCTAACCATGGAAGGAGGACCACATCACAAGGCACTCCAAGGGCACCGGCCACATGGACCACGGTCATCGGGAGGGAGACAACACGGTCTAAAGCAGCGATCAGGTTGATCTGGTCGGCAAAGTCTTTAATCGGATCCAGGGGAGGTACGATCACGTCTTCTGGGGGGTCGAAATCTCCATACTGGAGAGAAATCAGCACTCCATGCAGTTGTTCAAATGATTCTAGCGACAATCTTCCCTGCCGTGC